GGTAAATGGGGGGTTGAAGCCAACGCCCAGACCCGCCCCCGGGGTCTGGAGGAGGATGAATGAGGTTCGTACATTGCTAGCCCGGAAGTTTCGGGAGCGAGTGCCATACGTGCAAAGGTTGACCAGTCAGCAATTTGTTGATCAGTGTCCCGCACCTAAGCGCAAGCTATATACCCTAGCAGCTGCGGAACTCAAACAGCGCGGTTGGGGTCCACGTGACTACAAGCTCAAAAGTTTCGTCAAGTTTGAGAAGCTGAAGTTTGAGGCCACGGGACCCAAATCCGACCCAGTGCCTAGGTTGATCCAGCCGCGATCACCTGTGTATAACGTGGCATTGGGTAGGTACACAAGAAGGATTGAGGAGCATGTTTATCACTCCATAGCCGACTTGTGGGAGGTGGAGGAGGGGGATAAGGTCGTAATGAAGGGGCTCACCATTGAGGAGGTCGCCGAGCAGCTGAACAAGTCGTGGAATTATTTTGCCCGACCTGTTGCCGTCGGCCTTGACGCTAGTCGATTTGACCAACACATAAGTGTTGACGCGTTGAAATGGGAGCACAGCATCTACCAGTTGATATTTGGACGAGACCCAGAGTTAGCAGCTTTGCTGAAAGTACAGTTGGCCAACCGTGGTTCTGCTTTCCTGGACGGGTACCGTGTTGATTACAAGACACACGGTTGTCGCTGTAGTGGCGACATGAACACGTCATTGGGAAATTGCTTGATCATGAGTTGTCTAGTATGGTTGTATTGCAAGGAGCGCGGTATTAAGGCGCGCTTGGCTAACAATGGGGACGATTGCCTGGTTTTTATGGATGAGAGGTCGCTTGTGCAGTTCGGGGGCGGACTGGATGAGTGGTTTCTCAACTTCGGATTTACGATGACGGTAGAGGCACCCTCACGGGTGTTTGAGCGATGTGAATTCTGTCAAGCCCGACCCGTGTGGTCCGGGTCCGAATGGGTTATGGTTCGGATACCGCAGGTGGCCCTGTCGAAAGACGTTATGGGGCTTGCCTGCAACACTCAAATCGAGTATGAGTGTTGGATACACGCAGTTGGCATTGGCGGTTTGGGGCTCTACGGCGACATGCCGTGTTTTTCGTCGCTTTATAAGCGTATGTGTGAGTGTGGTCGCCCATCAAGGGTGGCGTCAGGGAACAAGCTACTTGCTGGTAGTGGTTTCGCCCTGATGGCTATGAAGCCCCGCAAGCACATGGAGAGACACGTGGATGATAGTTGCCGTATCTCGTTTTACCGTGCATTTGGTATTTGTCCGGACGTGCAGCTTGAGTATGAGCGGTTCGTGGCCACACTGAGTTTCAGTGAAATCAGTGCCGATGTTGGCATTGGGGCCTCATTCTCGCAAAGCTTGGCTGACCACCTGGGATAGTACCGAGAAAACCTGACTACCCGCCACCTTTGTAAACTAGTTATTTACATAAATATTGCTTGGAGATGCCGCAGTCTGCCAAGCCTAAGAACAATGCGGTAAATGTTACTATTAAGAAGAAAAAGCAGACACCCGCATTTCGAAACTTATCTGTCAATTCCCAAATGACTGGATTCGTCAAGGAGCGCGCAGTGTCTGCGCCCAGTGCCCATGGGACGTTGTCAACTCGAAACGTCGCCAATTTTCGGTTTGCCCACTGTGAAAGGTTGGCGACCGTCACCACAGGTTCCGCGAGTAGCGGAGTGTGGATCACCCAAATTATTAATCCTGGGTTGATTTCTGGAACAACAAATGGGCTGTTGGCCAGGCAGGCTGCGCTATATGAGATGTATGTATTGAAGAGATTGCGATTTGTTTACCACCCTGTTGTCGGAACTGGGACAACGGGTAACGTCGTTATTGGTGCCGATGTCGGGGCGAATGACTCCCCACCCACGGACGCTTACGGAATGACGAACCTCTCTTTGGGGTATTCCGAAGGCAACGTGTGGACAAAGGTTACCTACGACGTTGATTGTAGTGTGGTACATAGAAACGTGAAATCAAAGTATGTGCGTACCCTGCCAGCGACCTATCTTGGGTCGGGTGCAACGAATTATGATGCGGGCATTGTGTACATCTGGTCTGAGGGAACGCCGGCCAATACAACCATAGGTTACATTGACGTTGAGTATGATATTGAGTTCATTGGTGTGAACAGAAATACAAACTTCGCCGAAAATATTGCCCAGGTTGGGCTGGCAGAGATCAATATTGTGGGCACGGACTCCGCAGTGTCTGTTTTTACAGGCATCACCGCACCGGTCAGACTCTGGGCGCCTGTGGTGGCGCCAACTGGTGCGCCCATTTCTGGGGCTTTTAATGCTGTCGTTAGCAGCACGGGGGCCGGGACGAATAACGTCTCGGTTAGTGGTGGAAACGTTGTTTTGCAGCCTGGTTACTTTTACAGGTTGAAACTAAATACCGTTGTGCTGGCAAATCAGGCTGGCAACGGATTGATGCTGGTGGGAGTCAGTGGCTCACCAGCACTGTTGTGCAATACACATGTCACTGGGGTTGTCGCGGCTGCCACTTACGCAGTGCAGACGTCGGCGATCTCGGAAAACATGATTTACGTTTCATCTTCTTCGAGCCCCACCGTCTTGAGCATCAGCAATTTCTATTTGGCTGGTGCTTCAGGGTCGAAGGGCAACCTCGCTCTGTTGACCTCTGACCAGGAGGGTCTCCCCTCCTCATCTTTGGTGGTCGAGGTCTATCAGAGCGGCAGTTGAGTCACACACTCATAAATGTATAAATTAGTAGTTACTTAGTAGGGATTCATGGCGCCGATCAGGGCTGAAGGTGCCAGTCTTAATAACCACGTGGGCCTTTGTAAACACCACGGAGTAGGGCGGTTTGGGAACCGTCATGCAAAAGAAAAATAGTACATGCATTCTACACATTACACCAGTCGCGCACGGCGGCTCACATTTTTCCTCTTGGCCATGGTATTG